GGGCCCGGTAGGTTCCGGGGCGGGCGTGAATGACGGGCTTGTTCATGGTGGAAAGGGCTAGGGGATCAATAGGCGTCGTCGTCCGACCCGCCTTGGGAACGAAGACCCTCATCGTAAAGCGCGGCGGAGGTACGGATCGCCGCATCAATCGCGGCGGCACGGGCCTGCTCTTCGGGCGATACTTGATCGGAGTCGCTAGGCTCGGATCCGACGGGGAGAGCGATCCATAGGCGGCCCTCCAGCGCCACGGGCGAGCCATCGATGGGGACTCCCATGGAGGCGATGTAATGGGAGGCGTAGCTCCGCTCAATGGTCCAAGGGAGATCGGAGCCGGGACGAGCCGAACGGCTCCAGAGAGTCAGGGTTGCCATGGTGGAAAGGGGCTAGGGGTGGAAAGGTTCGAGGATTAGGAAAGGTAGGTTCCGCAGATGACGGATTCCCCATCGTCCGAGAGGCGAATCACAACGCCACTGAAGTAGCTATCGCCGTGGTAGCCGTCCCAGCCGGAAAGGGGCTCCGGGGCGCGGCTGAATTCCTCCAGGGAATACCAGACTCCCCGGTACTGGAAGAAGGAGCCGTTATCGTCAGGGTCGGTCCAGTCAAACTCGGACGCGAGGATGGAAGCCGGAACCTCGAAACGGGAGACGATGGGACGGGCTTGGCCGTTGGACTTGATCTGGGGCATGGGGTGGAAAGTGTGAAGGGTGGAAAGGTGCGGAGCGGATTCGCTCGCGCTGTGGGGTCTATCGTACGATCCTCCCACGATCCTGCAACGGGAATCCCCACGAATCCAGAAAGATAACGCTAGGCGCAAGCGTAAACCATCCACTTGCAATCGGTTACAGCGAAGGCAACGGAAGTGTAAACCCAACCCGTTGCCCGGGACGCATTGCAATTCGAGTTGACGACCCCCCCTCTCGTATGGTAAGGATAGCATCATTCAACCGATACCGTTCTGCGACCAAGACCCGAACCCGCGCAAGGCGCAAGCGGTCCGACCCGCAGGGAGCGAATTGCAAGCCTCCCAAGATTCGCGCGAGCTTGCTCCGATTCGGTCCGTCCTGCCCGGCCTCGAGGGGGGAGGGGCGAGTGCCAGTGCAGGGGAGTGGGGGCGTGGTTTGCACGGGGCATACTAGCGTGCAGGATTCGCGGAGCGCGGCTGGGCGCACCCGATCCGGCAAGGCGCTTGCACCTAGGCTGGCGAACCCGTAGCTTCCCCGTGTCGCCCGTCCGTGTCGCATAATGTCTCATATGTTGCTGTGAATCGGGCAAGGCACGCGCCCTGGAGGGGCTAGAACGCATGCAGAACGAGCAGAACGGGCAAGCGCCCTTGGATGATGGGCAGAACGAGCAAGCGCGGGATGCGGGTGCGCCTTCGCAGGGAGAGGAGGGGGAGGGGTATACGCCCGCCCGGGATACATCCGGGCGCTACCTGCCGGGCTATAGCGGGAACCCAAGAGGAAAACCAAAAGGCGCGATCTCCTTCCGCACGCGCTTCCGCCGCACGGTAAGGGAGAACCCTGACATCATGGAGGATTTGCTGCGTCGAACGATCTTGGACGGTTCGATGGACGCGAAGGTGGCGTTGCAATTGGCGCAGTGGCACGACGGTGAGAACCCGGATGCGTTTGACAAGGAGCAGGAGTTGGCTTCGATGGAGGCGAGCCGTAAGCCTGAGGACGTGCTTGGTGCTTGCTTGGCTGCGCTGCGAACGGCAGGCTTGCATGAGGTTGCGGACCGACTGCAAGGAGGCTTGGATGGTGAGTCGAAGTGACGGTATTCAGCAGGGGATAGACGCGCTGTATGGGTTGGAGCAGGAAGCGTTCAGGGCTCTGGAGGTGCTGTCAGCGGACGCGCCGGACAGTGACGAGTTCCTGATCATGTACGGCCACCATGAGGCTCTTGTGGAGGCTCTGCGTGCGCTGGAGGGTATGCAGCAGCGGAGCTTGTCCTGGGAGCGGAAGAATTGGACCCCGTAGCGGTCCAGGGAGTTCCGCTGGAGCTTCGCGGCCCGATGAGGGACCTGCGTTGGCTTCCGTTTCACCGGAGTGGGGGGGACCCCACCCGAGCGATTTTGCTGGATAGCAGTGCTGGCACGGGTAAGAGCGTGGGCACTGGAGCGACGTTGGTTCGCTGGTGCTTGGATTACCCGGGTAGCAGGTTCTTGGTTGCGCGTCAGACGCTGCGGAGCTTGCGTGAGTCGTGGCAGACGACGTTTGAGGATCAAGTGCTGCCTGCGTATGGGTTGAGCCCTGGGCGCGGGAGCAAGATGCACCGTCAGAGTTACAAGATCGGTGCGAGCGAGATTGTGCTGGGTGGTCTGGACGACCCTCAGAAGCACTACTCGACGGAGTGGAATGCGGTGTTGCTGGTCGAGGGAACCCAGATCAGCGAGGACACGTTTGAGCGTTTCTTCCGGGCGCTGCGTTGGCCGAAGGGTGCGCCGTTCCACACGATGGTGGTGGAGTGCAACCCTGAGAGCCCGTTCCACTGGCTGCACCAGAAGTTCATTGCCCAGCCCCAGCCGGGGTTCCTGCGCCGCCAAGCGACGTACAAGGACAACCCGGCCTACTGGGATCTGGAAGCGAACGACTGGACTGAGCGCGGCCTGGAGTTCTCTGAGAACCTGAAGGCGGGTACTAGCGGGACCCTGTACCGGCGCTTGTTCCTGGGCGAGTGGTGCATGGTCGAGGGCCAAGTCTTCGACTGCTGGGAGCCCGATAAGTACGTGGTGTCTGGCGAGTGCGAGCGGCGCAATGACGGGTACTGGTGGGTCGTACCGGATGCGGGGGACCCCGTGCGTCTCAACTGGCTGGCTGCGGGCCAGGACTGGGGCTACACGTCACCGGGCGTGGTGAGTGTGTGGGGCTTCGACGACTGGGGCCGTGCTTGGCTGGTGGAGGAGGTCTACCGGACGAAGCAGGACGACGGCTGGTGGACCGACACGATTGCGGAGTTGCACGACAAGTGGGGCTTCTGGCGCTGCGTGACGGACCCTGAGAACGCTGCTGGGATTGCGATGGTGAACCGTCGCCTGCGGGCGGCGGATGGTCGTCCCTTGCTTACGACTGCGGACAAGAAGACCACGCAGGCTGGCCGTACGAAGTACGCGATGGTGATGCACGCTCACACTGAGATGAGCAATGGTCGGCTTATGTTCTTGGCTGGCGCTCGTCGGCATGAGCGTGACGAGTTCTTGAAGAGCAAACCGGCTTGCACGGTTGAGGAGTTCCCGAGCTACATGTGGGCTCCGCCGCGCGAGAGCCGCCGGTACGAGATGGTCGGGGGCGAGGGCCCCGCCCTGGACGTGCCGATCAAAGTGAACGATCACGGCATCGACGCGATGCTGTACCTGCTGTGGGCGGTTTATCAGAAGGATCTGTCTCCTCCGACTGCTACAGTTTTCGAGCCTCGGCGTCCTGAGCATGTGCTTACGAGGGACCCGGAGTACCTGCGACTAATGCGAGCCCGAGAGGGATGACATGCTGAAGGACGATGAGAAGTCCCTGTACGGGGAGATCAAAGCGGCTGAAGAGGAGCGTGACCAGCACTTGCGCCACTTCAAGAAGATGGTGCAGCGGAGCCACGGCAAGGCATACAAAGCGCCGGGGTCGCTTACGCATGGATCGACGCTGGAGAATCACTACCACGAATACGTGAGTCTCATGCTGCCGCGTCTGGTGCTGAACAACCCGAAGGTGCGCGTTACCAGCAGGGACGACTCAGCGATGGCGTCGATGGGTGAGATTCCGGACACGGAAGCATTGAGCCACGCGATGAACCGTTGGGTGAAGGACTGCAAGTTCGACCGCCTGATGACGGACTACGCGACGGACGGGTTCTTTGCTCACGGCGTGGCTTACGTGTACCAAGAGCCGTATCCGGGGTATGTGCCCGAGTCGGCCCGCGAGGGCCTGACTGAGGACGAGGACGTGATGCGTCCGCGTGTGATGGTGCTGGACCCCACGACGGTCTTCTGGGACCCGCTTGCTACCCGTCGTGACGCGGTTCGCTACTACGGCCACTGCTACACGCGGGACCGCGACGACTTGCTTGAGGAAGCCAGGAAGGACCCCGAGCTTGGCTGGCGTCCCGAAGCAATCGAGGCCGCGTCAGCGGCGGTGTACGAGGACGGGCACCTTGAATACGTGGACCGCGACGAGCTTCGGATCTACGAAGTGTGGGTTCCTGAGCAGGTTGCCGATGACGATGTCAGCGAGCGCGAGGGTTTCAACGGCACGCTGTACACGCTGGGCGCGCAAGCGCACAAGGACGGCACGACGGACGGCATCTTCCTGCGTGACCCGCAGCCGTGGTTCGGGCCCCGCGAGGGGCCGTATGTGATCTGGGGTGTCTACCCGGTGCCGAATGACACCTACTGGCTGTCGCCGCTGGCGGCGGTCGAGGATCAGATCCAGAGCCTCAACGACTTCACCAATGCGTTCATCGAGGGTGCGCGCAAAGCGAAGAAGGGCGTGGCCGTGAATGCCACCGAGCCCGAGGTCGCGGATCAGATCAAGAACTTCGAGGACCAGGGCGTCTTCATGCTCCAGACGGGCAACCTCTCGATGCGGGAGGCGGTGGTGCCGTTTGAGGTCGGGGGACCCCACTCGGAACTGATGCTCTACATGCAGGCCGAGCGCCAGCGTCTGGAGCGCGTCAGCGGGATCACGGACGTTCACCGGGGCAATGTCAG